TTGGGAGTTTGACTACCGCATGGGTAACGACATGCCCGATGGCATGACCAATCGGTTGATCGTTTTCTCAGAGGATGTCTACGCGACGATGATTGCCAAGCGGTGGTACGCCAAGTGGGAGAGACGCAGTTATTCAGACCGCGATTATTCAAACGAACCTGAGCAATACCTACCCCCACCGCTAGACGCTGACGTGTACAAGAAGGGGTTGCTGACCGCCATGCTGCGTAGGTCAGGTAAAAACGGCAACTCCCTGCGGATAACTGTGCCACAGTTTGCCAACACGTTGCCAAGAAATTACAGTTGCTTTTAATTTAGTTCAGCCTGACGAGTCAAATGTTTGACTCGTCGGGTCTTTCGCAGTACCATAGCAGTACAACAACTACAGGAGAAACAACATGGCATCAAAGAATAACTGGGACAAAATGTCCCTTGATCAGCGTTTGTCTGCGGCGGGTGTTGACATCATGCGACACCCTGAGTTCTGTTTGCTCTCATCGTTCGTGTGTATGGGCAAGCTGCACATCGTTGATGACATGCCTACTGCTGCAACCAACGGCGAGGACGAGTACTACGGGCGTGAGTTCATGCTTGCACAGAGCATGAAGCAAGTGCGTTGGGTTCGCTTGCACGAGAACTTTCACAAGGCACTCAAGCATTGCATCACGTACGACGAGGTGTGCAAGAAGTATCCAACCCAATCCAACATGGCGATGGACTTCGTGATCAACCTAATGATCCGCGAGATGGATCCAAACGAGGACTTCGCCGCGCAGCCTGACATCGACTTGTGTTACGACGAGAACTTCAAGGGCATGTCATTCATCGAGGTGCTACGTGAGCTACTCAAAGAGGGGGATGGTGGCAAGCGTGGTGATGGCGAGGGTGGTGGTAGTGGCGAGGGTGGTAACGGCAAGGATGGCAAGGGTGGTAGTGGCAAGGGTGGTAGACCGAAACCGTTCGATGAGCATCGACGTGCAGACAAAGCAAGCGGACGAGATGCAAAGGAAGTCGAAGCACACGAGCGTAGGGTTAACGATGGCGTGAATCATGGCAAGACAGTGGCAGGACGTATGGCAGGCAACAAGAGTCTTGGCAAAGAGCTACTCAACAGCGCAGCCCAACGTGAGACTGATTGGCGTGATGCTTTCCGTATCGTGTTCACGGAGATCACAAAGGGTGACGATAACTCACGCTTCTGCCCGCCCAACAAACGCATGCTACCTCTTGGGTTCGTGATGCCATCGCACTTCAGCGAAGCAACTGGTGAGGTGATCATCGCCGGTGATACATCGGGTTCGATGGACAGTATCTATCCTGTGTTGTTCGGTGAGGTGGCGCAGATATGTAAGACGGCGCAGCCTGAGCGTGTGCGTGTGTTGTGGTGGGACACCGAGGTGTGCGGTGAGCAGGTGTTCACGCGTGACAGCTACGATGACTTGGCTAAGTTACTCAAACCGAAAGGTGGTGGTGGCACATCGCCTGCGGCAGTTGTGAAGTACATATCGGAGAAAAATCTCAAACCGAAAGCAATCGTTTGGTTGACCGATGGGTACTTAGATGGTTCGCCCACTAACATACCAGTGACGCAGGTATGGGGTGTGATTGACAACGCGTCATTCGTACCGCCGCAAGGCAAAGTGATCCACATCAACTCTCTAACAAACTAAAAAGGAAATCAAAATGAAAGCACTCAATCATAAGCAGATCGTCAACCTCATTGCTTCAGTTGGTCACAAGCGCACCGTACTCGTTGAGGGTGAGAACGGTATCGGTAAGACCGCGCTGTTCCATATGCTCAAGCGCATGCCGCAGTTCAAGGATCACATCGCTGTCGATCCGATTGACTGTACTCAGTTGTCCGATGGTTCGGTGTGGATGCCGGACATTGATCGTGAGATGGGCGTATCACGTGAGCTACCCAACGAACGCTTCGGTGTGAGCAAGGACAATCAACGTGGCGTGAAGGGTAGCAAGCCAGTGCTTTTGTTCTTTGATGAGATCGCCAAAGCTCCGCAGTTTATTAAGAACGTCATCGCTCCGGTTGTTTACGAGCAACGAGTGGGTAACTACCATCTTGTCGATGGGTCTGTTGTGTTCGGTGCTACCAACATGACTGTCGAAGGGTTGGGCGATAGTATTCAACCGCACTTGCGTACTCGTTTGGTCAAGGTGCGTTTGGCTAAACCTACGGCAGACGAGTGGATCTTGTGGGCGCAGGACAACGACATCTCTCCATCGGTGATTGCGTTTGTGAAGCTGCACCCTTGGATGATGGACAGCTTCCTCGACTATCAAGCAGGCGGCAAGTTCGCAGGTAAGAACCTAGCCAAGGACAACCCAAGCATCTTCAATCCTGCCGTTGTACAAGATGGGTTCTTCAATCCTCGTTCTGCTCACGCTGCATCAGACATCGTTAAGCGTAGCGCAGGGTTAGATGACGAGACGCTGAACGCTGCGTTGTGCGGCACGATTGGTGAGACTGCGGCTGAAGCGTTGGCTGCGTTCGTTCGCTTTGAACGTGCGATGCCTGTGTTTGAACGTGTGGTTGCAGATCCACTCAACACACCGATTGATGACAACCCAAGCGCACAGTTGGTACAGATCTTTAACTTCATCAACCGTGTTTCCACACGCGAAGAGGCAGCAGCAGTGACGCACTACGTTCGCCGCATGCGTAAGGAAATGCAGACCTTGATGGGTAACACCGTAGCAAATAGCAATAGCATCGCCAAGTTTGCAACATGCACTGAGTTCTCTGAGTTGCTTCGTGAGAACCACATCTTTCTTTAATCAACAAATATAACAGGAGTTATACCATGCGATACAACATTGATACCTGCTCGATGCTCGTTGAGTTCCGCGCCAGTGTGTGGACTGCACGTAAGCTAGACAAGTCCACTACCGATGAGGTAGTGACAAGCAAGAACGCTGCGGCGAAGGATGCCGCACGTGTGAACAAGCACCTGCTTGCAGGTCGCTCTGAGTTAGATGATATTCAGAAGCAAGTTACAACCATGCGTAACTTCGTGTACACCAACACGCTGCCGTGGTCTGACAATGGCACACGCTTGTTACCAACCGCGCAGTTCATGGAGTTCGACAAGCGCATCCAAGCAGACAGTGTGAAGTTCATGGATAAGGTGGATGAGTTCATTAACATCTATCCAAGTCTGATCACAGCGCAGGCGATGGCGTTGGGTGATATGTTCAAGCGTGATGACTTCCCTTCTGCGCGTGACATCAGGAACAAGTTCGACGTCGGTGTGGTGTACATGCCTGTGCCTGTGTCGGGTGACTTCCGCGTAGACGTTGGCAACGAGGCAGCGAAGGAACTGCGCGAGCGTCTTGAGAAACTTGCAGAGGCGCGTGTCGATGCGGCGATGGCAGACGTGCGCACTCGCTTGAAGGAGCACTTGCTTCGCATGTCAGATCGTCTGTGCGTGGACACCGTAGATGGCAAGGTGAAGGGGCGTATGTTCCACGAGTCCCTTGTTGAGCATGGGTTTGAGTTGTGTGATCTAGTTAAGTCACTCAACTTGGTCAACGATCCTGCCGTCGAGCAAGTACGCAGCATGCTAGAGAAAGCACTAGCAGGTGTGACTGCGAATGAACTGCGTAGCAACATGGTCGTACGTCAAGAAGTTAAGCGTGACGTTGACAACATCTTATCTAAATTCAACTGGTGATGTATGGAGACACTAACTCACAAGCAGATGAAAGCGTTGTGCGAAATCGCAGCGCAGAGCAACGGCAAACCCGAAGCGTTCTACTCTTTCAGCGGTGGCAGGGGCAAGATACTTGGCACACTGATTGAGATGGGTTTGCTTGAGCGTGTACTTAAAGAAGTTGATGGCATAACAACCCGCCGCCTTGTCGCTACGCAGGATGGTAGAGAACTTGTTGCGGCTCATTTACTAGCAGGAGGAACACAGCATGGCGCGTAGGAAACTTACGAAGGCATCACCCAACGCAGTACAGATTGGCGGTACGCATTACAAGCAGCACACCATTCAACCGTGGGATGCAATACACGATTGGGGTTTAGGATTCTTCGATGGCAACGTAGTCAAGTATATTGCGCGGCACAAGCAAAAGGGTGGCGTCGAAGATCTTAAGAAGGCACGGCATTACCTTGACAAACTTATCTCTTTAACTAACAAATAAGAAGGAGCACCAAATGAAATCTGCTAAACAAATTGCTGTAGCTCGTGCAGTTGATTTACTTGTCGCAGCAGGCGCGGCATATGAAGTACACTTTGAAGGCGTGGTGTACGGCAAGCTACCCGAATCAGTGAAGACAGGGAAGCGCAAGTTCAAGTACAAGCGCGGTGAACTCACGCGATATGTCCTGCCGTTCATCGAAAAGCTAGAGTGTGGTGCAGTCGTTAACATCCCTGCCGATAAGTTTGATCTGCTTGTACTGCAGGGGGCAGCTACGTCACACGCAGCACACAAATGGGGCGCAGGTAACTACGTATCTCACATGCGTAGAGAAGACAATCACCTTGAACTACTGCGCATAAAGTAAAGACCACGGGGGAAAGCGAAAGCAAGTACCCCATTTACTTGGAGATACCTATGCAAGAAGTTTTATTTAATTTTATTTTCTTGTTCT